CGGGCAGAGGTAAGTCAGTTGAAATTAGAAGGGTATTAAAGTACAAAGATGACATTGAATCATTGAATCGTATTATCAAAAGTTGTGAACATTATAAAAAATTAAACGATATGGAAAATAAAAAAATAGGAAGTCTTGAAATAGTTAAATATAGATTTGAAAAAATAAATGGAGAGCCAAAAATAATAATTGAAATGATAAAGGTATTAGACACAGATGGTAACTATATTAAGTTTGCAAAACTTGAAGGTGTTGTTGATTTTTTATCAAAATACCCAATAAAATTTAAAGAATTATAAAATGGATATGGACAAAAAGTTCCCATTTCGGGAATACCAAAAAGATATTATAACCAAAGGTTATGAGATACTTAAAAGGCATAAGTTCTTGTATCTTGCAATGGAGGTTCGTACCGGCAAGACATTAACGAGTTTAGGTATAGCAGAGCAAATTGGTGTATTTAAGGTTTTGTTTATTACCAAGAAGAAAGCTATCAATTCAATCGAGGCTGACTACAATACACTTAGTCCGTCTTACAGTTTGACTGTTATTAATTACGAGAGTTTACATCTTGTTATGAACAACAAGAAGTGGGACTTGATTATATGCGATGAGGCACATAGTATGGGGGCATTCCCAAAGCCTAGCCTAAGAGCAAAATTAGTTAATGGGTTGATTGGATGGTGCAAACCAATGGTGATTCTTTTATCAGGCACCCCAACACCGGAGTCATACTCTCAAATGTATCATCAAGTTTATGGCATACCTAATAATCCATTCAGAGAGTTTGCAAACTTTTATAGGTTCTGTGACAAATATGTAAAGGTGAAAGACAAGAAAATAAATGGGTTATTGATTAGAGATTACAGCGAAGGACTAGAATCAATAATTAAAGCAGTAGAGCCGTATACCATCAACTATACTCAGGCAGAGGCAGGATTCAAATCTGAGACCACTGAGGAGGTGCTTGAGGTGGAGATGAGTGATATGACATACAACTTAATTAAGAAACTGAAGAGAGATTTGGTAGTCGAGGGGAAGGGTGAGATAATATTAGCAGACACTCCTGTAAAATTAATGATGAAAGTGCATCAATTATGCTCAGGAACTGTTAAATTTGAAAGTGGAGAATCTATGGTGATTGATTTAAGTAAGGCTGAGTTTATTAAGAAAAGATTTGAGGGTTGCAAGATTGGAATTTTTTATAAGTTTAAGGAAGAGTTCAATGCACTTCGTCAAGTATTTGGTGATGAAAACTTGACAACTGATTTAAATGAATTTGACACTACTGATAAAAGTATCGCTCTACAGATTGTATCCGGCAGAGAAGGGATATCGTTAAGAAACGCTAAGTACTTGGTATATTACAATATTGACTTCAGTGCTACTAGTTATTGGCAGAGTAAGGACCGGATGACTACAAAGGATCGTCTTGAGAATCAAGTGTATTGGATATTCTCAAAGGGTGGCATAGAGAAGGACATTTATAAAGCAGTTACTAAAAAGAAGGATTATACCATATCACACTTTAAAAATGATTTTTATGTCAACTAAATGATGAAAATTCGGAATATTTCCGACATAACCGCCAAGTAATGACGAAATCAGTAGTAATACTACTCATATTATAAAAAAAGTAAACTAATAGCTTGACATATTTTACAAAAAGACAAGGTATTGCTTTACATTTTGCATAAATTTTACAAAATATTGATGCAATAATTGGTCATTAACGTCACAATTTTAGCTTAATGTGTGACTTATACAACACATTAATTATACTAGATAAGGTATAAATAGCTAGAATATTAAGGATTTATACGTGATATGGTATAAAATTAGAAACATAATTATAAAATTATAAAAATTAGGTGCAAAAGAATATAAATAGGAGCAAATTAGATATATATATCTACTCAAACCGTTACAATTTGTCACGCTTTCAAATGTTCACGAATACGTGAACAAATATATAACGTGAATATGAAAAGAATACAGGAATAGAAAACTATAAAAAAAAATTAGAATGAAAACAGCAATGCAAATGGCACTAGATAGAATTGAAATGTTATATATTGAAAAAGATAGCATTCATTGGGAAATGTTTAAGAATGATTGTATGGAAAAAGAAAAAGAGCAGATAATGAATGCTCATACTGAAGGGTATTCTAATTATGATTCCGAAATGACATCAGTAGAATACTATAACCAAACCTATAACCAAAACAAATAAATATGCCTGACATAACAATGTGTAAAGGACAAATAAATGAAATCGTTTGCCCTTATAAAGACCAATGCTACAGATTTACTGCAAAAGCAGATGAGTATGCCCAAAGTTACTTTATGGAGTTACCTTTGAAAGATGGTAAATGCGATCATTATTGGGGTAATGATGGAGAAGATATTTGGAATAAAAAAAATGACGTATGATAAAATGTATATGTATTAATGACAAGGGTAAGCCTAATGATATACCACAAAGTAAATGGGTAAAAAAAGGGCAAGTCTATACTGTTATATTTACTATAATGGTTCTCCCACAGAAAACTTTAGCTATACAATTGGAGGAAATTGACCTAGATGAGACCTGTAGTCCATACGAATATTTTTTAGCAGAAAGATTTATGTTTGACCTAGATGACATACAAAAGTTCATAGACTTCATTGAAGAGTGTACCGATATCAATATGTCCATCAGAGAATTAATGGAACAAACCAATATAAATGAAAGAGCAGCAGATACAGTCTAAGAAAATTAAAGAACTAGAAGCTCAAGGGTACTATGTAATAAAATTAATCAATACCAATAAGAATGGTATCCCTGATCTAATAGCCATCCCTCCAAACTGTGACGTGCTATTTGTTGAAGTAAAAAAGCCGGATGGTAAATTATCAAAACTGCAAGAGTTCAGACTAAAAGAACTTGAGCAACACGGAATCAAAGTAGAAATATTTAAAGGAAACTAAAATCAAATCAAATGAGCGAAATGCAAGAACTATCGGATATTATAAAATCCGTATTTAATGAAGATGTAAAAGACATAACAAGAAGACGTGAGATTGTAGATGCAAGAATAGTGTTCTCTAAAATACTTAGAGAAAGAGGTTACACCTATTCTGCGATTGGCAGGTTTTTAAGAAAAGACCACTCTAGTATTATAAGCTATATGCGTAACGTACAATCTCTACTTACTCAGGTGGATGGGTTAATGCAAAAGTATAAGGTTTGCAGGGACTCATTTTTTGCAAATAAAGAGGATTTAATTGTGGTTAAAACTCAAAATGAAAAAGAAATGTCTATTATTAGTTTAAATAATCAATTAGAAAAGCTAATTTTGGAAAGGAAGTCAGTATTAGAAATGGAACAGAAGTACACAAGGCTTTCTGCCATACTTGAAATGATAGATAAAAGAACGCCAAAGGGGAAAGAAAAATTAGTATTTAAAAATATCAACTTAATGTTTAATGATATAGCTAACTATGGAAAATAGTGAAAATTTAAGGGCAGAACGGATTTCATTTAGGATAAATGAACACCACCTTCTATTGGCAAATATTTATGAAAATTTGGTGGACAGGGATTTCGTGCCTGTGGAAAAAGATATACGGAACCTAATTATAGATTTACGGTTAATTTTAAAATCAATGGAAGAAGATGATTTTTGAAAAGGAAACAGACCTAGTTAGAGAAAAAAGAGCAATAGAATTATTTACAAGCACCTTTGGTTGCACATATAAAAAGCTAGACCCCTTAGATATTGATTACAAAGTATTTGATAAAGATCAAAAATTAATAGCTTACGCAGAGGTAAAGGGTCGCATCCGGACATTGTACGATGCGTACCCTCTACCAATATCAGCACATAAATTAGTAAAGTTAATAGACAAACGGCTTGTGCCTCTAATAATATGGGCGTGCGAGGATGGTATTATCTATGGCAAAGCAAATGAGTTGAAAGGGGAAATAAAGTGGGGAGGAAGACCTCCCCGTGCTAATTCCTATTCCGATTCAGAGATGATGGTTTATTATGATAAACAAAAACCATTAAAGTATATAAGGTTTATCTAGGACCAAATACAGATTTAGATGTTCTTTTTTGTGGACCAAATGTGCTTCTTTTTCCTTCTTTTTGTTGACCAAATGTGCTTCTTTTAAATGTTCCATCAGAGTTCTTTCTGCTTTTTGAAACAGGTATATAACCCTCTTCCTCATCTTTTTGTCTTCTCAACTCTTCTCTCAACCTTTTTTCAACATCCTTCTCGTCTTGATGGTTTTTATACCAATCAGATTGCTCTCCAAAGTTTTTTTCGTAAATAGATGGCTGATACCTTTTTAAATCAGACTCGTTGTCATATTCTTTTCCTGTATTAGGATCGGTAAGCAATTCTTTTTTAAGTTCTCTTTCTGCTCTGTTCTCTTCAGCAATTACCTTTTTCTCTTCATTAGTAGCCTCTAGTTCATTTATCTTTTCATCAATTGCATCTAATTCTTTACTAGAACTTACATCTTCACGTATCTTATCAAGTGCTTCTACTTTTTGATCAATATCTTCTTGCTTTTGTTCTTTTCTTTCTATTGCATCAGCTTTTTCCTCAGTTGATTTGCCTTTACCTTTTTTAGCATCTTTAATGGCATTTTTTACAATACTATTTATTTCAACAGGAGCTAATCCAACATTAGATAAAATAGCAGGACCAATAAGATACCCTAAATTTTCTTTATTTTTTTCTGAGATTTGTTTTACTTTACCATATTCATCAGTATACTCTCCGGTAGTAGCTAATTTTGAGATGTCATATAATTGTGAGGCTCTATCTGCTGCTATACCAAATAACCCAAGACTTTGTACATACTCTTGTTTAGGTACACCATATATCGAGAACACACTTTCTTTTGGAATATCTAATAAAGTTTCAGTTAAAAAATTACCTCCTTTCTGATATGCTTTATCTAATATTGGTAGTGGAGACATTACATCAGTAAATGAACTTGTAACTTGACCTTTAATAACATTATTAACTCTTTTTTTGTATTCTTCATCATCCTCATCGTCACCCATTGCTATCTTAGCTAATGATCCTAACAAAATAGCAGACCCTGCAGCTACCATTTTAAAAGTAGCCATTTCCACAGCAAATCCACTTAATGAACGAATAGCAATTTTTTTATCTTCCTGAGTAGATGTTTTATCTGATAATACAGCAAGGTCAGCACCTAGTCTTGCAGATTGGTTCATTCTAAAACTTGCAAAAGGCATTAATATTTTAACAAATAATTGATTAGATGATTCTTTATTTGAAAACATCTTGCCTGCAAGGTCTGAATCTGATACGTTTTGTTGTCTATCAACCATACGTTGTGCATAATCAGCAGCCTGCTCATTTACTTCGTGTGTATTGTAATCTATTCCATTAGGATTAACACCTTGTTTCTTTAATGATTGCTCATAATAAGTTATCCAAGATGCACGTGCAATAAATAAATCAGGTTTAACTAAAAACTTTTCTAGCCACCATTTATTTAGTTGCTCAACTTTTTTAACAAGTGCCTCCCCTTTTGATTTAGATGCTTCATCAATTAATTTATTCAATGATTCAACTTGAGCTTGAGATTCAATACCCCTATTTGATATAGCGTATCCTGTTCTATTAATAAAATTATTTTTTGCAGCACTAAAAATCGCCCCCATATCTAAACTGCCGGCATTTACAAGTGTATTCATTGCTACAGGTATAACCTGTTTAATTGGTTGCAATACGCCACCTAATGCTTGACTAACACCAATATTTGCAATTTTATTAAGGCTTCTTACAGCAGCAGATAACTCATCATTTGAGTATGGATTTTTATTTCTAATATTTCCAACATACAATTGGATTCTATCTTTTAAAATTTTAGCATCCTCTGCTTTGGGAACAATCTTTTTAAAATCAGATGAATTTAAAAATGCCTCAATTTGCCTGATTGGAGCAGCAGTACCCATATCAACAAGTGCATCGTACATAGCATTTGCATTGTTTTTATCAAATGATAAATCAATAAACATACTTGTCTCTCCATTCTTAGAATTTGTAGGTAATACTTCAGGTTTAACTGCAGTCATCAACACTCCTGTTTCTTTTTTATAAATAGTCCCATTATTATTATGAAATGCAGACTCATCATTGCTTAGTTCAACATTACCTGTTTCTGAGCTTAATTTAACAAACTTATCAGGAGTGTAGTTTAAGTCTTTGTCTAAAACTTTATTATATACATTCTCAGATACATCTGACAATTGCTCATATTTGTCTGCCCACTCTTTATTCCAAAAGTCAACACCATCTAAGTTTGTGTTATCGGTCTTATCTTTTACTGCTTGAATAGATTGAGAGTCCTTCAGAACTTTATCGTATACTTTTTTGTATAGCTCTCCCTTTTTTTGCTCTTGTTCGTTACCCTGAGAAAGAACATTAATAGACTCTTCTATTAATCCTTTTCTTCTATTAAACTCATCCTGCATTTCATTTTCAGTTCCAATAACATTTCTAATCATAAAAGCAGCTAACCCACGTTCAACACTATTGTATTCACTATTGTATGCCTCACCATTTGCTTTCTTATTATAGAACTGACTTACATATTTATCAACAATATTATTAGCTTCTCTTTGAGCCATTGACTTATTGTTCTTTAACTTGGTAACTCCCATAGCATCCTCTACTTCACCACCACGATTAAACCCTTTAAACATTTTCTCAAACAACACGTTTAAGTTTGTAGTTTGTTCTCCTAAGAATCTACCAAATTTTTCTGACCAATATTTTTTTAATGGTTGAGCAACTACACCCTTTTCTGCTAATTTTTTTGCATTGAAATTTGCTGTGTATTCTGATAACACAGTCTCCATTTTTGCAGTAGAATGATTTTCTAAAAAATTTGCTAGTGCATCTACAGTTTGTAAAGCTTCTTTTGGTTTTAATAAAGAAAGGTCCATATCCATAAACCTTTTAATTAAAACTTTTTGATTTTTGGTAAACTCTACATCTTCATCATTAAATTGGTCTTTACCTGTTTTTATTGTTGCATTAATAATGCTTGAATAAATATCAAACATCTTCTGAATAGTATCTCTAATGATACTTTCATTGTATTTTGTAATAGGTTGTTTACTATCTAACAATTCCATCATCTGATCATAACTTAACTCAGATACATCAATTCCCATTAAGTCTTGAATCTCTTCAGCTTTTTGTTCACGAATCTTTTCATCTTGAGCAGTTAAAGTCTCAGTAATGTAATCAGTTGCATTCTCAATGTTTACTGTATCTGCAAACGTAACTTTTTCTTTTCTAATAGTAGAACCTTTAATAGCTTCTTTAATTTTAGAAGCCATATTATTATAAGATTCAATATCTTCAACCATTGATGGATCAATCTTTACAAATTTTTGAGCCATATCTCTAAGATTGGCATTCTTGTCTTTATTCTTTGAAAGTTTTGATATATCTTTTTTAAGACTATTTGCTTGATTTAATTTAGACACATAGTCTGCCTTTGCAAAAACCTTAGTCATATAGTCAGTAAATGAATTGATTGACTTTTGACTAAGCACATTTACTTTACTAAACTTGCGAAGAACATTAGCTGCTTGATTTACTGTTAACTTGCCTTGTCCAACTAATTCTTTTACTTCTTTACTTAGTTGTTGAGTAGCTATAGTAATAGCAGTCTTAGCATCTTTTGCTCCCCTTGCCAAATCTTTTATTTGCTTTATAAGACCTTGCTTCTCAGTCATTGTTATTTTGGTAACATCTTTAATGTCTCCAATAATCTTTCCTGCTGATGGAACTGCTTTTTCTTTAACTCCAAACATTTTATTTACATCACGAACTAATTTCTCACGTTGTACATCAGTCGCTTTTTCATATACTGATGATTTTGTGACATAGTTCATCACACTTTCTTTTGTTCTTTCATTAGAAGCACCACGCTCTTGTGATCTTTGAATTATACCATCTACCTCTTGCATCATCCTATCGTATCCCGGCAATACCTCTTCAGATAACTCTACTTTCTTTGCTGCCTCTGTTGGCTTTTCAAGTGCAGAAATTATTTCTTGTTCATTAAAATTTTTATCTTTAAGAACTTTTGTTATTGCCTCTTCTGATATACCATTGGCTCTACCTATTTTTATTATTTCATTTATATCTGTTATTGCAGACATCCTAGCTTTAAATGCAGCTACCGAAAGTTCAGGAGCAAATTTTGCAGAAACTTCTTTTCCTGAAAATAAATCAGCTAATCCTGTATTTATAAAATCCTCTAATTTAATTTTAGATATTTTATTTACATCTAAATCTTTAAACGTAATAAATTTTTCTTGTATATATTTAAATACAGCATTTAACCAAGATTTAAATTGTGATTTTTTAGCAGCATCAATAATAGTTGCACCTTTATTTGCCATCAATTCTACCAATGCTTCTTCTAATGCTAATTCATTATCACCATACTTTTCAATTGCTTTTTTATGTTCTTCTGTATTTTTAATTAATCCTAATCCTCTATCTAATAAATCAGTTCCTTTTTTACCTGATTCATCTGAACGTAAAAAATCAATCCATATATGACCAAATTCGTGTATTGGTGTTTGTAAAGATGCCATCTCAGGATTCAAGTATATCTTGCCATCTTTTGTAACTCCAAGTATTATTTTACCATTTGATGTTTCAGTTCTTACATCAGGACTATTAATTATATTATTAAACTCTTCTTGTGTTGTTGAAACACTAACACTTGGAAAAGCAAATCTCAACTTTCCAATCAATAAATTTAAATCATCTATTAGTCCTACAGAAACTTTTGCTCCTTTAAATGCTTTATCAGTAAAAAATGCTCCTCCTGTTTGTATTGCTACACTTTCAGGTGACGGAACTTTACCTGCTTTGTTTTCTTTAAATACTCTTGAGGTTTTAGCTTTCCATTCAGGAAATACATCTATACCGTGCGTAGGATTCTCAATTAATGCAATAGTTTTTCCTTTAGGTCCAAAGCCATAGTTCCCGTGTTCTACAGGTATAACACCTCCATTTTTAACATCTATACCAACTATGCTAACAACCTCACCCTGTTTAGTTTTTAACATTGATGGTTCACCTATAGAATTATAAATCACATCAGAAGTAAATAATTTATTTCTAGAGTTATCAGTTCCATTTAATAATGCTTTTACAGTTGGTTTACTAGCTGTTTTAATTCCTTTTGGAGCAAAAATTAAATCATATATCATTGACCTGTTGTCAAGTTTTAATTTAGACTCAACATTTCCTTTTGCTCTATTATTAGAATCTGAAATAATTTCTTTTAAAAATTGATTAAGTGATATTACTTTTTTCTCTTTAATAAAATCTAATATTCTTTGTGCAGATGATGCATCTGCTTCACTTTTTGTATTTAACTTTTCTTTAACAGATTCAATAAATGCTTTCATTGCATTTACATTATTTTTCTTAGAAAACTTTTCTACCGTTGGGAGTATCCATCTAAATACAGCCTCATTTGAGTTAACTGCTGTGTCAGCCATTCTCATAATAGCCATAGGGATGTGACCATCAGGTAATTTTCCTTCAGACCAAAGTCTATCAAATAGTTCTTTATTTGATTGATATAATTTAATAGCATTATCATACTGTGCCTGAGCACTTTCTTTATTTACACCTGCCCAAGCTGCTTCTTTATTTTTTCCTAATACATTAAATAATAAACCACCTTCAACATCCATCTCATTACCTTCAGAATCTTTTATTTTTCCTGCAGATAACATATCAGACATACCTGTTATCATAGGTATACCATTAAAAGATTGGATTGGTTTTAATAAAGCATCACCTGTTTCTTTATCAATTTTAACTGTTGAATTTGATTCAGCTACCGGATTTACTTTTAATCCTTTTTGTGAAACTTCAGGTTCAGTAAAATTAAGTTCAACTGCAGGCATATTATTCATTTCTTTCTCAATGACCTCTGTATCAGTCGTAAGTGGTTTCTCCGTTTCTTCTGCTAATCTGAATTTTGGTTCTCCACTTGGAGTTCCTAATAAAGCGTGCAATTTTTCTGCTTCAGCATCAATTTGTTCTTTTGTTTTTACTTCTTCCTTAATTTTAGGAGCGATGGTTTCTTTGGTCCCTGCGGTAGTTCCTTCAGGTTGGATGTTTCCTTTGCCCACTTCTTGCAATCCCACTTCGGGTTGTTGGCTGAGTAACACGCCTTCATTTGTTGTTTGTTTTTGAATGGCATTTTCTTCTGATTTTACGGTTTCTAATGTAGCTTCTTCTTGTAATTGATTCTCTTGAATATCTTTAATTTGACTTCTAACAGCAGCAGCTTTATCCTTGCCCGTTTGAGTAGTATTGCCTTCTAATTTTTTTAACTGTACTTCTAAATCTGTAATGGCATTTAAACTTGGTTCATTCAAATCAGGATTGCCTTGTCTTACTTGTTCTTTAACTGAGTGAGAAACAATTTTATCTTGTATTTTTAACTCAAGAGGACGATCATTCTTTATTTCTAATTTGGATTTGATTAACTCAGCACCACTCATTTTGTCTAAAAGATCAGGTGCAATATCAGGATTAAGGACTATACCATTTAATTTATATGAAGGAGGAGGACCCTTTGGTTTTTCCTGAAACTCTTGCATTTGCTTTTCTATGATAGCAGCTTCAACTTCTTTTCCTTGTTTTCTTAGTATCTTGGCATTTGCACCCATTGCATTAAGCAAAAATCCAACACCAAAACCCACACCACCTGATTCACCAACACCCTCAAATAAATCTTGATTAGTATTGTATATATCTTTTGCTGTTTTATTAGAATATAGTTGTTGTAATATCTCTGTAGTCATCTCTTCTGTACCACCTACAAGACCACTAATTGTTTTTGTTTTAAGATAATTCTTTACCCCACCTGCTGTTGCTTTATCAAATCTTTTTAAAAATCCCATAACAGGGATTGTTTCTAAAATTGATCCTACTGATGCATTTTTTAAAAATGCCTCATATGCTTGGTCATCAGTAGCACCTGCCTGTATTGCTCTATCAAATTCAGCTTGACCCATTGAAAGACCTGCACTAATTGAAGTAGGAGCAGATAACTCAGCTCCAACAGTTTTTAATGTACCTGAAACAACTCCTGCAGCTTTGGGAGCAGTTTGAGAAGCTAACTCTGCCATCTGTAATGCAGATGTTGATTTTCCTGCAGCACCTGCAGCTTTTGCTGCACCTCCTGTTGCTATTAATGATGCTACTTGCCCAAATGCTTGAGCAAATTGATCTGATAAACTATTTTTATACTCTTCATCTTGAGGAGCAAGTTCATCAATCATTTTATTGTAATAGTCACCAAATTTAATTAAAGCATCAGTAATAGGTTCTTTACCTGATGTGCCTGTAACTTTTGCATTTAATCCTTGAATAAGTGTACCTAATCCTTTAATAGGATTACCAATAATATTTTTAGCAAACCCTCTATCTAAAGCTGCTGCTGTATTATTTATCCAATTACCAATTGATTCTAAAGTTGATTTTTCTTCTTTTGGAGCTTCTTCTTGTTTAGGCTCCTCTTTAGTAGTAGGGTATTTTATTTTTACTGTACGTGCTTGTTCTTCAGGAGTTAAAAAACCACCGTAATCAGGTCCTGTTATCTTTTGATTAAAAACTCCAAGTGGTGTTTGGTCCACTTGTTGACGCACAGGTGGTACGTCAGTTGGTCTAACCGGTATTGGATTACTTGTCGAAGACTGCGAATCCAAAGAAGTATCTTCCGAAGGAGACCCCGTATAAGGTTGAACTCCGGGTATTGCGTTTGGTACTTGCTCTTGCTGAGGAGCCATTGGAAGTACGGGACTGACTTTTTTTTTTAATTCTGTACCATCTTCAACTTTTACAAACGCACCACTAGCCAACATCTCTTCAAACCTTGCACCATAATAACTTCTTAATTCTTGTTCAGTTGCTATTGTCCCGTTTGCTGTTTTATATTTATTCATATTTATAAATTATTATGGTACACAATTTCCGAATTGATCTCTAGGTTTACCGTTTGCACAAGGTGGTAATTTGGCATTTGCTCCTCCTAATTTTTTTAATATATTTTCTTTATCTGCTTTTGGAATAGTCTCTAAGAAATTTAATAAATTAGTTTTTTGTCTTTCAGCTCCATCATCATCTTCTTGGTTAGAGTTTATAGTTACTGATTTATCTTTATACCTTAATGTAATATCATTGCCTAAAAATTTAGCAGGCTCTATTATTACTCCTGTGTTTTTAAAATATGGAGTTAATTTATCAGCAGCAGCACCACTTTTTGTATTTTTAAATAAATCATTAGGAATAACTGAGAATTTTTGAGTAAATGCTGTTTCTACATCAACTTCAGGAGCACCTACATCTACAAATGCTCTTCCTTTTCCTGCTGTATTAAATTTAGCACCTTGAAGTAATCCTCCATTCTGTATTGCAGTAGCAGCATTAATATTTCCTGCTAATAATGGTGCTGCTTCTTTAATAAACTCTTCTTGAGTCATTATATTTCCATCAGCTCCTTTAAATGGCAATCCTCTTGTTACTATTTTTTTAGTATCAGGGTCTTTTATTTTAACAGTAACTCCATCTGCATCTCTACTTATATCTTGTATGTCTGAGTTCATATCCCTAAATGCAGTAAGAGCTTGTTGAATTTGTTTATCACTTCCTCCCCATAACGCTCCAATGTCTGATGTAATAGCAACATCTTTTTTCTTTTCTAGACCTGCTTTATATTGATATTCAGGTACTTGAGGTGCGTAAGGAGTAGTAGAAGTAACTTTAATATTTCTTTCTCTATCAAGTTTACTTAACAATTGATTTTTAACCCAATCTCTTGCTTCTTGTACTTGTTCTTTATAATGAGGACCATTTTCATCCAAAACAGGAAGACCTGAAGTTGGGTTAATTTTTAAAAGTAATTTACTTGAATCACTAGCTTCATTTTTATCATACGTATATGAGTCTTGATGGTATTTGTCTGTATTTTGAGTTAATACAGAAGATATATGATAAGAATCTGAAAAATATCCATCAATAGTTTTATCTATTGCTGAATTAAAATTATTAATTATTTCTTTGTAATCACCCATTTTACCTTTTAACTCAGGGTGTTCTTTTTCAAGATTATCTAATGCTCCAACTCCCATTAATTCAACAATACTACCTGCTTTTGAATTAGTAGCGACTTGGTATATAAAATCTTTTTCTTTTCCTAAATGTGAGATGGTAGCATTCATTGCATCATCAACTTTAAAAGCACCTATTTTAGCTAATATTTTTCCTTTAATAACATTAACAGGAACAACATCATTGGTTAATTCCATTACTCCTTGAGCATTTGGTTTCATTATGCCAACATTTATATTTCCTGTGTAAGGATTAATAACTGCTTTTGATTTTGAAAAATCAGCAAACCCCTCAACACTACCCATATTATAACCTGTTAACGCTTGAAGGTCTCCACTTTGTATTCCTTCCATTGTTGATTTATAATTATCTTGATATAATTTTTGTAAATCAAACAATTGATCAGTACCGTCTATATAATTTTGCCTTCTTAATGTAAAATCTTGCAATTTCATTTGACCTGATTTTAATAATCTAGTGTCAATTAATTGCTGTGCCATCATATCGTGAGCAAAATTATTTGTAAATTTATTGCCATCTTGAAATTGACCTTGAGGAGCTTCTGCTAGTTTATTTTGAAATTGACGAGTAGATTCATCAATAGCTGCCTTTTTTTGTCTACGAATTTCAGTTTCTGCTTGAAGCATATCGGTAACACCCTTACCTATTTCTGCCCAATTTACTTGACTATCTGCGTTCCGTTCTGCGTATTTATAATATGTTGGCATTTATTATTTTTTTTATTTATCGGGAAAATCCACTTAATTTTCTCATCTTCCTAAGATTCTTATAATTTTGCTGACTAAGATAATCTTGCAATTCATTAGATTTCATAGACCCTAGACTAGATACATCAAACCCATATGCTCCACCTGTTGGACCTCCCATTACTTGAACTGCTTGACCAAAAGGTAAAGGATTACCATCTTTCATATAAACATCTTTTAATGTTTTATTTTGAGCAGCATTAGCATAATCTGATTGCAATTTTGAATATTCTTTTGCCGATTTTGTTTTTTGATATAATGGCATTTGTTCATATACTTGTTGCCCAATACTTGTAAGACCTTGCATACCTTGTGTTAATGATTGAGCACTTAATTCTTCATTATTTGCTGCTGCTAACTGAGCACCTGCAACCTCTTCCAAGTCTAATTGAGTTCCTACATCACGAAGTCTACTATCTTCTTGAGCACTTAATTTCTCAAGACCACTTAACTCTTGACCCATTGCAGACCTTATTCCACCCTGACCTTCATTCATAGCCATTTGTACACGACCTGCAGTTGCTGCTGCACCTCTTTCGCTTTCTACACCTGCTTGAATAGCTTGAGCACCCTGAGAAAGAAGAGCTTCTCTTTCTAACTCATATGGTTCTTTTTGTATAGATAATTTATCATAATAATTTACCTCAAGTTTTTGTCTAGCTTCTTGCATAGCTTTACTTGCATCTGCTTCGGCTTGACGTTGTGCTTTTTTTTGCTTTCCTGCTTGCACAAATGACATAGAAGTAGAGGCTACTGATAAACCTATTCCAATTGCTGCTGCTGTTCCAATTGCCATATTATAATATTTTAATCATTTCTGTTGTATAAGTGCTTCCTTTTATATACCCTGAATTTTGGTATGTATTTATAAGACTTTCATTTTTAATTAATGCGTATATGTATTTATTTCCTGCTTTTTCACAAATATTTGTAAGTGCTGATACCAATAACTTAATGGCATCCTTTCTTTGTGGTTTTTTAGTGTATTCCTTGTTTGATATTATCCAATCTACCCAAGCTGCTTTTGAATTGGTTATATACATAAAACCTGCACAAACCGGCACTTCCCCATCAAATACTATAATACCACCCTTCCCATTATCAGGTAAAAAATCTCTTTTAGGAGGTACCCATCCCCACTGTTCCCACCATCCTACAAGAATATCACTATAATCATTTTCGTTTAGTTCTCGTATATATAACTCCATATTCTCACAAATTTAAGGAAAACTTTTCATTACTTCTGATTGCACGGCAAATAACTCAATTTTACTACTAGATGTATTCTCAATACTAAATGTACAGTAATGCCCTAGCACCCCGTGAGACTCAGCTACTGAGTTTTTTATATATAAGAAAAATGCATTTTGTATAGGTATCGGTGTAGTTCCCGGAATAGTAGTATCAATAGTTAATTGGTTTATACCATTTGGTAAGTCTACTGTAATTGCTGTAACTCTTCCTGCTAAAACAGGAACAGTATAAGGAGGTAAAGAGAAATATAAAATATCTCCTACACTTATTATATTCCCTATAGAAATTGATGCAGAAAACTTAACTATTACTGCTGTTCCACTTCCTGTAACTTGATAACTTCTGCCTATACCATTTACACTCCTAAGAGCAAGTTGACCTAATGTATTGTTTCTTACAAACGCAAAATAAGAGGCTTCTTTTTTCTCAAACCAAGAGGCTTCAATAAATCCTGAGTATTGCAAATCTGTTTCTAATGCTGCAGACCAACTTGCATCTCCTTGTAAATTAATAGTCTTAAATAATTTATTCTCTAAAGGAGCTGTATTTAATACACTTTGTAATGTGGTAGGACTAAATTGTCCATAGAATGTATTTCTAGAAGCATTTACATTATGCCTATATAAATTACCTCCCTTAAAAGTATAGAAATAGTTATTCATCCCAATCATCCAATCAGGGTAGTATGAGTAAAAAGATACCCATCCTCCAACCATATCACTATATGTTAATGTATAATTTGCCATTTTTTTATTTTATTAAGGTACAGGACAATAAGGATATCCTGAACCCATAGTTTGCACGTGATCGTATGGATCGTTAGTAAAATAATTTACATAATATATAATATCAGTATCAATCCTATAATATAAATTAGCTGTAGCTCCATCTCCCGGAAATACAACTATAGAACCTATAGGTGTACAACTGTCATTGTAAATAGTACAATTAACATTTATTGCAGGAGGTGCACAAACAGCTTCACAAGCTTCTAAGTTAATATAATCACCACCACTACCACTAACTTCTACACAAGTGCCTGACTCGCAATTATATGATGTAACAGGAGTAAGACTACAAACTGCTTCACACTCTACCAATGTAGCATAGGTTCCACTTCCATCTCCCGGATCAATACAAGTTCCTGATACACAATTAAAAGAAACAGGTTCTGAACAAGGTGTTATTGAGATAAATCCTGAATGAGGGAATCTATAATCATAACAATTTACACCGTCACTATAAAATCCTGCAGGAGCCTCAATAGTCATAGCCTCATCTACCCATAAGTAACAATAGTATAACACAAGATTTTCACAATTACTATAATATGTAACAGTTGTTTGAGTACAAGCATCTGTACAATCTACTGTACTATATCCTAAATCGTGTGGAAAAGAACAAGATGGACAAGTTTGTTGTGGTAATAAAACACAATCTACTTGTTCCCTTGAGATTACCCCATCTGAATAAAAACCATCAAGAGCACAAGTGGTTAATGCACTATCTGTAAATACAGCAGTAGCTGACTCAAGAGAGGGTGCATTTATGTAATATGATGAAGATACTGCCATATAATATATTTTATGTTGGTATTGTACAGTTACAGCAAACGTCAAATAAATCTACATCTGAGTAACAAAGTGTAACAGAAACTGATTTTCTAAAATCCCATATCAAATATAGATAATCTTTAAGTGTTGGCACAGTAAAATCTGCGTAATTATATGAACCACTACCTGAATTAGGTGTTGCAGTTGTTGCTAAACCTAATAAAGTATTTATATCAGTAGTAGTATTATTATACAATGTATCTGAAACCAAGTACTTAAATTTGTCATTAGCAGGATTAAATACAAATGTATCTGTAGCAAATTGGTTTGAAATCAAACTCATTACGCTTCCTGCAGGAGGGAACCCTCCTGTACCAACAAAGTCTGTAGTTACATTGTATCTTGATACAAGAGGATTGGTAGTCCCATCAGCAAAAATTACAAAACTTGATTGTAATGGAGAAACAAATTCCCCACTAATAAATCTATATTGAGTATGAACTGTATTACCTGAATCATAATCACTTGTTAAAACAATTTGTACTATGTTTAAAGAATCAGCATTACAACAATCAGCAGTTACTTGTAATGTAATATCTCCTATATAATTTATTGTAATAGTAGCAATTTCTACTGATACATTATTTTTATTAAATGTTAATGTACCTGAAGTATTTACAAATCCTGTAGTATAAGTATTACCATCATAATCAACTACTACCTCAAACTCTGCTCCTGATGATATAGCTCCAACTCCATAAATAACATTTGTTAACCCTACTGTTGGACCTAAGTCAACACAATATGTTGTTTGTTTTGCAATTTCTGTTGGATTTGATAAATTAAATACTTGAGAAATACCACAGTTTATACATTGAGGATTAGATGGTAACTGTATGTCATTAGTTGATAAAACATATTCATTCATATATGGATCAAACCCACCTAACTTTTGAGTGCTAAATGAATTATTAAAAGTATCTCTAAACCAAGTACGCATATTCATTTCAGATACCACTTTTAATTGGTCATTTGAACTAGCATCGCCTCTTAGTTGAATAACTACACCACGTTTTACATCTGTAAAAAATCTATCGTATCCCCACTGAATATAACTTTCAGGATTAAAACTAACTCCATATTTTTCAGTACGAGCAATTTGGGTTCCTAATACTTCAGGAACTGAAGTTACTGCACCACCACCTGTAGAATCAGATAATAAATTTTTACCTGTCAATACATATGATATTTTATCTTCTTGCAAAACAAGTACATCTGTTTGCCTTCCATCCATTACAAAAATATCGCCAAACGATCTTTCTAAATTTTTGTAGTTTAATAATCCTAAATTAAATTCATTTAGTTTATTTATGTTTGACTCTGCATTATATACACCACTATAAGTAATATCTGAGAATCTATCAGTTGCTTTATAATCTTGTGCTGATACACTTGTAACCCTATTGCCAAAATTAAAAGACCTCCCAACAATTGAATCACGAATCTTGTAACTTTCTGCTCCATTTCCAAATGCAAAACAATTAAAAAATTTAGTATCAACAATTGCAGGTGTACCCGTACCTATATTTTGGTTTTGAATGTTACCCATATGGTTACCACCTGTAATAGCAAATGACATTTCATTTTCAAAAAATACATCAGGTAAAGCATCAGATGGTTCTGTTTCAAATATCAAAGTATTTTCAGCACGGAAAACAGTAATATTTGCATCAACATCAGAAGAACGATTGTTTGGATATCCAACACCTGTACAACTTTTTGTACCTGTAATCATTAATTCTAATTGATTGGTAGCTGTATTTCTATAAAATCTATAGTAATTAGTTACTAAATCTGTTGGTATATCTCCTGCAGCAGTTGCAATTGTATTAATAAAAACATTTTTAGGTACATCATTTCCACAAGCTGCAGTTACTATACAATCTTTTAAAATCTGATCAATATTATCTCCTATCCACCAATCATACATATTGTCATAATTGTTAGAAGCTGTTATTGTTTTTTCTAATGTACTTGACCTTTCTTCACAAGAACATCCTACTCCTCCACGATTTTGTTTAATACTTAAAACAATCCTACTACCTGATGGTACAGAGTAATCTACCCAAGCAGATGTTACTGTATCATAATAATTCATTGGGTAATATAAAATAGGAAATGTTCCCGGACCTATTATACCCGGATTCGCTGCTCTTTCGTGTCTTTTTCCCGGAGCAATAACTGCTAATTCATCTTGAACAACAGTAAAGCTATTCGGATTAACTTTCATATAAACCCCTGCAGGAATTGGTATAAAAACAGTAGGGTCTAATTTACTTGGAACTTTAATAAAATTTGATGACTCCGCATTTTTATCTAAAACAGTTGTATAGACACAACTTGTAGTTGCTCCATTTGAATCTGCTTTTACAATAAGTCTATCTCCCTTTTCAACTTTTCTTGCATTCTCTCCTGCAAGTAATAAATAAGCATCATTAGTTAATGGGTCTTGAAAATATATACTACAATAAATTGTTTCATAATTCTCTTGATCAGGTTTAATAACAAACTTATATCTTGTTGCCCAAGCAGGAGGTAATTGTGTAGGTGGTATTGTTACTTGTATAGAATTTTTACTAGCAGATAATCCACAAGGTACGTGTTCAGTATTATTAGGACTTACTAAAGCAGTTGTTGCTCTATTAAAATCATCCATATAAACTATACCAATCTCATAGTCACGATTGCTATGCAAACTTTGTGGACTAGCTATTTCTTGAAAAGTAGCGTTTGAGTATAATACTCTATAATATTCATAAAAAGTTTGAGTTGGAGTTGTTACATTATCTACATATTCCATTGCAATAAATTGCAATCCTATTACATTACTTCCCGGACTTGTTATAATTGCAACAGGTTGACCAACTGCACTAATACCACTTGCAACTTTTATGTATGCATCTAAGTTATTTGGAAGCAAACAGTTTACTGAATCAGTAAATGTTGTTCCTAAACAAGCATTGGGTACCGTCTGTATATTTATAGCAGTGCCTATTGCATTTTGAAACTCTACACTTGTAGCTAATTCATATACTGAATTGTATGTTGTAGATAAAAAGAATCCAAAATTTAAAACTATTGCAGTTGTAACTTCAGTAGGATATGGAGTTTCTCCTGAAAATCTAGAATGGTCTATAGTTACATCTATATTGAAAGAAGAACCTGCTACTAATTTTTGACCTGTTAAATCAAAAGTAACTGCAGAATCTGCAACAGTAACTGCTCCATTTATACTATAATTACTTGAAATTACTGAATCTACAATATTTGAATTACCTATAGGAAGAGAAACTAAATCAGTAAAATATTCAAATTTAATAGGAGACCCAAATTCATCAACTAAATTATATCCTTCTACATAATTACCATACATTAATCTATTGCCCATAATTGTTTGAGCTTTAGCGTATCTAGGTACATTGTCATATAATCTTAACAATTCGCTTTCAGCTAAAATTGTAAAAATTTTACTATTTGTAAACGTATAATTATAATCTGTATTATTTGCTAATCCTAAATTTGCTTTATTTAATTTCTCAATAACTTTAATAATGTTATTGTTAGATTGTTTAAATAACAACTCCATACCAACTACAAGTGGACCACCTGAATTGTAAGTTACTATAACAGAATTACAAAAGTTAGTCATCCCTTCATTTAAAAAATTATCTGTACTAAACCTAAAAGGATTAGGAACAAATGCAGGTTGAGACCATTGTGATGTAGCACTGTACTCTCCATCAATGTATAAATATCTGTAAGCAAAACAAATAAACCTTGTATCTAAATAGTTTTCTTGACCATTGGTAACAATAGGTTCAATAGCAGGAGATTCAGTAGGTGGTTTTTTAATAACAAGCAATGACTCTGCACTAACTTGATCTATATTTAAAACAGGGTTAGGGTAGTTCCTACTTACATTTATAAATCTAGGAGCATTGTAATCATCAGTGAAAAATAATAATCCACCAATAATATCAACTCCTGTAATAAGATAACTTGAATTAAAATTTAAAGTTGTATTTATATTACCACCATCATTAATACTAATAACGTGATACGTAAGTATGTTTGTATATATATTAAAAGAAACAATTAAATCAAGTTTTCCTGTGGCTCCTATTGGAAAATTATTGTCGTGAACAAACCAATACAACGTCTCATTAGCACTATCTTCAACAGCACCAATACATCTTGCAGTTGCACTTAATGGTGTACCGTCTATATATGTTAATGATGTAAGAGATAAATTACCTTTTGTATTTTCAATTACACCAACTTCAGAATTTTCGGTAGAACCCATTCTGATATTCATAGCATCAATATATTCACCTTCAGGTAGAAGACGTTGGTCAACAACCTTATTCATTCTTCCTGCTATAAAGTTCCTTGTAAAATTTGCCATTTTATTTTATTTGCTTGTCCATACCTCTCATATTCATTAAGAGTCTACCGGGATGGATATTACTAATTCTGATTTTTGCATTTCTAAGTAAAGCACTTTGCTCTTTACGAGCACGAGAAACGATATATTCCTGCACTCCTAATTTAGCATTTAATATCTCATATTTAATATATGCATATATATATTTCTCAAATAACTTATTAACAGTAATCAAAGAATTATCCCCTTGTTCCATACCATCAGATACATACTCAAGTATACAAGACTCACCTGACATTGACGAATCAAAATTAATAACTCCTGCTTTTCTTTCAATATTAAAAGTAGGGTTAAAGTTTGCAGTCTCTGTATTTAAACCATATGCTGTACCAATGTTGTAATCAAAATACCACATCCCATCATAGTTCCAACCTAATTGTCCATTAAATTGACTGCCTTGATTTAAATATATACTTTTCTTTATATGCGTTAATCTATCGTAATCTATCTCAGAATACTGAGGACTCAATGCATTTCCAAATTGATCAAATAAAATCCTTCCTGTATTATCTTGAAGATATGCTTTAGATGAAAGGGTTTGAATATTCTCAGACAATGGACGCAACCATCCATTCTTATATAATGATACACGTACCCAATTGACGTAGTCAGAAGGTAATATGAATCTTAAATTGTCAGGAACCGTTAACTCTAATACTTTAATTTCTTTAAATGCATCGTAGTTTAATTCTTGTATTGCACGCTTTGCGTGAAACAATATTTTATAACGCTCTTCATTATTAACTAATGAATGGTTTCCTGAATACATTAATAAAAAATTGTTGACAATATCTGTTAAACTAACGTATTGATATGAACCCCAATTTTTATCTTCAGGTACTACCCCACCATTCTCATAATATTGATATTGTGATATATATGCCATTTTTTAAATTTTTTATTGTTGCATACTGAATGTAGGCTGTTCGTGTTGTTGTTCTGCCATACCAAATTGAACAACTTCGCTTTCACGAATAGACATACCTGCATATTCAAGAATTTTAGTAACTAATTTATATTCATCTTCAGGAGGCAACTCAAAGTCTTGATAATCTGATTGTGATTGGTCAAATACGGGTTCACCATTTGCCAAAGTAATATATGTCCATTTAGGCACTTTAGGATACCTAAAATAAGTTGCTTCTACTTGACCCTTATTACTTATTGTAACAGGATAAAAAGTTAACTCATTACCTTGTAATGCATAAACAGGAAACTCAACCGTTGGTTTAGTTAGATTGGAATTTACTAACAAAGTAAGTTTATTATTTATTACTTTTTCAGCTTGAACAACAGTAGCAGAAGAAACGATGGTGTAAGCATTTCCTGATGCTAAAAATATATTTGAATCTAACAATAACACTGTATTACTTAATACAGATACTACTGTAGATACTAACCCTGTAGTTAAATTAGTTACAACATCTCCTGCAACAATATCATATGTAGTAAATAATGCAGTACTATCAACCAATTCTAAAGACACCACACTTGTATTTGTACCTGTTTTAAGAATAACAGGTTTACATTTAACATCTAACAACATATATGTATCATATCCTGTAGTAGATGGTGTAGGCATTGAAAATCTATTAGCAGCAATTTTCCACAAATAATCTGTTCTTAAAAAGTATTCTAAAACCTCTGCAATAGGTTGCTCAATATCAGCATAATCCACACCTGATGAACGAACATTTTCAGCATTTATAACTTTGTTATAACTACTAAAATACTCTTCATATATCTCCATCTGTGAATTAGCTGCAAACAGATTGAAATCAGAAGGAGATATATACCCATAATTATTCTTATTAAGAATGGATAATACACTATTTCTTACTCCATTTATCATTAGTTCTTTTTTTACAAATATACATAAAAAAAAGAGGACACAATTAGTGCCCCCTTCTTTCTTATTTAATCAAACAAAAACTAAGATATTTACTAACCTAAAGATGATTCGAGCATCTTTAGAGAGTCAAGACCTTCATCGCTTTGCAAGAAATGGGCAACCATATCATACGGGTCTTCCCCAAATGGTACAGATAACATTTTTTTCTTATTAGTAGTGGTATTAAACCATACTTCTTTTTCTGAATTTCTTAGTATTAATAGTTTGTTTTCAAAAAACAAACGAACTTTTGCTTGGAATTTTAATTCAGGATCATTTAATACGTTTAAAAATTCTCTAGGATTTGTTTTTGCGTATACTAGAATGTCCCTTTTTAACTCAGCAGTTGATACCGTTGATGGGTCTTTACCAAATAAAACTCTTGTTAAAGTTTCAATTTGGTCAAGTGTAAGCTGACGAGCTTCAACCAATGCATCTACTTCTGTATTTAAATCCTCAACCTCTACGCTTGCATCTTTCTCTTTATCTACCTCAATAAAAATATTGCCATTCAATGGATGGTAGTGTAAAAATTGCTGTAAAACCGGGTTTGTTCTTGGGACTCTTAAAAATCCATCCTCAAAAATAATCGGTTCAATAATAGCATTACCATCTTGTTCATCCTCAAAAGGAGACTTTTGGTTTACTGAATATCTTAAAGCACGATTTTGATTATTCTTTTCATCAAACCACATTAAAGGAAAACGAGGGTGGTTTCTTGATGCTAATGTATATGAAAGGGGATTCCCAATCTTTAATTTGTATACCTTATCTGCAATTATTATTGTCTTTGCCATTTTATTTAATTTAATTTAAGTTAAAAAGGAGAGTGTCTTTAAAGACACCCTCCATATTTATTTTTTCTTTAATACTATCCGTAACGGAATAATACAAAGTTATTTGCTCCAAGAGTACATACGCAACGCTCAGAAAGGAAGTTAACCTCCATTGCATCCAAGTCGCTTGTAGCAGCACCACCGGCAGAACCTGTGATCCAAGTTTTGTATCTGCGGTCTTCAGCTTCAGAAGCACGGTAACGAACGTGTAAGAACGGACGTTTAGCGTTTTTGCCCATAATTTGGTCATAAACTGAAGTAGAACCTGCAGGAACCATTAAACCTGTAATAGTACCGGTTGCAGTTGAAGCAGTAGTATTCAAACCACCACGCATTGTTGGGTCGTTCAAGTATTTCCAATCAGATTTGTAGAAATCATAACCTCTACGGAATCCTGTGAAACCTAAGTTTAACGCCATATCAACATCGTTGTCAAAAAGACCAAATGAAGCTGATTGAGCAACACCACCTGAAGTGTAACCGTTCAATTGAGCCAACATATTGTCAATATCAAAACTAAGACCACGATTTACAAATACTACGTTTTCTTCGATAGCACCTTGCTTATCCAAACGAGAAACGATAGAATCCCAATCAGACAAAGTTGTTGGAGTACCACCACCCCATACGTTACCACGATTGTTTACTACGTAGAAGATACCTTGAGAACCAATGTATCCTGCAGTTGCAGCTCCGGAAGAAGATGCAGCAGGAACTGCTTCAATCATTGCAGTCTCTAAGTAATCTTCAAAACGAAGACGAGTTTCGTGCTCTGATTTCAAATACCACAAGTATCCTGTAGCACCGTTCTCAGTAGTTACTTCAACCCATCCAATTTGAGCCATATCAGAACCATTAACCGCATACTTATCTTTGATGATAATAGGGTTATTGCTGTAGATATCATCTTCAGACTCTAGAGAACCAACCATTCCGTTAGTTCCTTTTTTAAACTCAGAACCGTAAATGAATACAGTACAAGCTGTAGATACTGCAAACGCTTGACCTGCAGTCTCATAATAAGCTACAGTAAAAGTTGTTGCTGAACCTACTGCAGTTACAATAGCTTTGTTGAAAACACCTGATGTATTGTTTTGAATCATCAAAGTTTGTCCAACACGGATAGCTATGTAAGTTACACCACTATCAGCTACAGTAAAGGTTGCTGTAGAAGCACCTGATGCTGCTGCTGAAGTACAACTTGTGTACTTAATGTGTAAACGTCCTTGTTCTGCCCATTTAATTTGATCAGAGTTAGACGGCATCTCTGCTCCTACCATACGTAAGAATGATGCGATTGTTCTGTTACCATAACGCTCAAATTCTTTCTCATAAGTATCAGGTAGATATTGATTTAAGAAGTTGAAGTTAGTAATGTAGTTTGTTTGTAGTGCTACCTGTTCTGCAGAAGGCTGCAGGGCGTAAGTAGGACTGCTTAATAATGCACTTGCCATTTTTTTTAATTTTTAAATGTTTTTAAATCTTTTTTATGCTGCGAATTTTTAAATTTCTTCCTGAATCAGGGTTTATCGCTTTCACCTGCATTCCGTCTGTAGACTTGCTAACTTCGGGTGCTCTTCGCTCTGACATATTTATGTTTTTGGTTTTACGCATTACATCTTCAGTAGCATCAGATAATCCTTGTTCGTAAAAGAACTTAGCAAACCTATCAGGGTTCATTGCTATTGACAATGATCTGTGATAACCTGCAGCATCTTTAATTAAACCTTGCTCATCCAAATACTTGTTTATAAAGTTTTGAGGAGTCGATTGGTTCTTTTTTAATTCTGAGGCATCTCCCGGAGCAAACGTAATTTTTTTGTTATTGATATTGAACTCAAAACCTTTGAACTCACTTCCAAAAACATCATCCGTTTTTTGGTCAAACCATTTACGTTTACGATTGTTCTCTTCTTCTATTGTCTTTGCTTGTTGGGTATACTGCTTATAACTTTGATACATCTCTTTCTCATCATCGGAAACGAATGCCTCACTTGACTCAAGGGGCACTTTATATTTCTCTTTTTGAGAATTGAAGTATTTTTTAGCCTCAGCAATAACTTTCTTTTTGGCGATTTTAACTTTCTTTACAGTTAGTTCATCGTCTATATCTTCATCAAATCTGTAATCCTCCATCAATGTATCTATATCATTACTATCAAGACCGTCTTGAGTAGATGTAAGATAATCTTTAAGGAGTTGTTCAGAATCTATTGAATCATAATCTTTATTCAATTTAAGAAAATCTTCAAATCCCCTCCCTGTTTCTTTTTTATATTTCATATAAGCAGAAACATCTTCAGGTAATTGTTCATTCTCTTTACGTTCAGCCATTAACTCATCAAATGAGTTTATTTGCTTATTATACCTTTTTCCAATATATGAAAGAACTTCTTCTTCTTTTAAATCAGTCTCTAGATTTTGCACAACCTCTTGTGCATTATTATCAGGGACTTGCACATCTTCTTGTGCATTACTTAACGATTGTTCGTGCTTATCAAGCAACTCTGTTTCTACTTGTTGAACACTTTTTGGTTCAATTACATCTAATGATCTAACTTTATATTCCATTTAATTTAATTTTATTTATACAAAAATATATAAAAATTTTGACATTTTTATCTAGGCGAAAATTCTGCTAAATCAAACCCATCTAAACTATCCTCATTTGACTCAAAACTAAGTGGAGGAAGATTGTTCTTTCTTTGATTAATTAATTTAGATTGCTCAGTATTTTGTTGGCTAATTCTTTTTGCTTTAGCATCTTCTTTCTTTTGCTCTCTCTCAGTTAAATTATTAATCTCCATTCCGTGCATTTGTTGATTATACTGAAACTCTTCAGCCATTAAATGAGATTTCAACTCAGCTTCTTTTTGCATCTTTTCTATTTCAAACGCAATCTCAGCTTGTTTAATCTGCATTTTAGACTTGGTCTCCATATCAATTTTTTGCATTGCCATCTGCCCTGCCATCTCTTGAGACTTCAATTGTTGTTGAGCAATCATAGCTTGTTTTTGCATAGCCATCTTCTCTTCACGCTCTTGAGTCTTAATACGCTTCATCTTTAACAATTGATTAGCAAGTTTAAGATTCCTTATCTCACGTATGTCAATTGCATCTTCAAGGTTAATATCACCTTTAGCTAATGCCATTTGAATGTTAGCTTCAAGTTGTGATTTTTGTTCTTCATCAGGAGAAACCTCAATGAATATACCAAAATCATAAATATAAAGGTCTTTAATGTCATCTAATATAGATACATTGTATTTACCAATTTGATTTGTAAACTCTTCTTTAAAATCAGCATATTCTAGAATATCACCAATTCTATAAGTTAAAGCCTCTGCCAATGAACGGTACATATACAAAGAACCGTCAAGTATATGCCTTGTAGCTGTATTTGAGTTTAATGCTGCTAATTTCTGTAATCCAACCAATGAGTTAGGATCAGGATTAGAACCATCTCTTGCTTCATTAAGACCGGTCACAGACCTAATCATATCTACATAGTGATTCATATTTGTAATTAACATCTGAGTTTTAGCAGAACCTGAGTTTGATGTTAACTGAGTAATAGGGACTCTTGCATTGTTAAAATCTCCATCTTGAGTAAAACTTCTACCAATTACACTACCTGTTTGGAAGTATAATCTTAAAGCATCTTCAGGATTATAAGCATTACCGGTTCCTAAATCAATCTCACTTAATCCATCTGCATCTATAAATACACCATCAGGAACTGTACGTGCAATAACCTGTTGTAATTTTAAATGCGTTATTTGAATCAAATCAGCAAATGGAACCATCCTACGACACAATGACTCAATTACCCCCTTGTACATACGTGGAGCACAAGCAACATAGTTTGGTAATGCGTGTTGAGTAGATGACTTTGGACGAACCATATTCTCAGACAATCTCCATTGTAATAGCATACTTGTACCCATTACCATTATACCTTCATACCAAACATCAATTGTTTTCTCTATCTTCTCAAAGTTACCCTCTTCCATCTTTTCAGTAGGAGGATTAAATGTATCATCTTTTTCAATAATACGTGAACCACCACCTTCAAGATTTTTCTTTTTGTAAACTACTTTTTTAGTGGTCTTATAGTTAAAATATAATAATGTACAGGTATCTCTATGGAACATACTGTTCTCATAAAATTGAGCAACATTAAAATAATCATACCAAGATTGACTGTATTGTGTAACTTCTTGCAAATCTTCTTTAGTCAAAGATTGGTCAATTTTCATTAACTCAAGTATTGGAACAGTTTTAATTTCACCCCAATAAAAACAATCTTTAAAGTATGGGTCTTCAGTATAACTATAAACAATATTTGCCGGGTCTACATATGAAATTTTAACACCTGCTCCTTGTAAGAACTCGTGCTTTGCAACTCCTAATCCAACAACAGTTATATCGTAATCAATTCTTTTACGAATGTCATCATAATGATTGGTATCAAATATTGTATTAATAGCTTCTTCTTCTGCAATCTCAATAGCAGGTTTGTAATTAAGTTGCATATACAATGACAACTCTTCATCTGTTTCGGGTAATTTCTCAGGGTCCATCATAAATGTATCTACCCCTGTTTTTTCTTTAATGGTTGTTAAGATATCTTTAGATATCATTTGAGATTCAACCATATCCTGATACTTACTTCTTTTAGATTGAGACATTGCATCTTGTGCATAAGCCTTTACTTTAAAGAGTCTATCAGACATACCATTAACAACAATGTCAATAAACTTAGGAATGATAGGAACCGGAGTCCAATCTAAATTTAAATAAGATAAGTCTCCATCAATTGCTAATTCATTTTTATATTTAGCTATTGATTGCTCACCACGTGCATATAACCTTAATCTGCGAAAATCTCTCCATTGGCTATAGTATCTACAAGAACTTCCGTCTTTACGAAACCACTCATATTGTATTGCTTGACCTATTTGTAAACCAAATTCCTGTGACGCTTTTTCTGCATCAGTTACTAACTGACTTGGAAAAGATGTTGCGTTTATTGATATTGTTATATTTTTCATCTAATCAATTGACTTGTTGTACCATCATTTGTATACTTGGCGAAGTTAATAATTAATTTTGATTCTTTTTTCTCCGGCATATACATATGTTTTTGATTTGCCATTATACATAAACCTGAACTAATAGAGGCATCAAACTTTGTTCTATCATTTATGTCAAATTTTGCCCAATCCTCAAGTGTCCTTGTAAATGACATTGTACCCATTTCTTCAGGGTCTCTATACTTTGCCTCTAAGTCCATTCCTACAAATTTCTCAATATATGACTCAATAGCTGATGCGTGTGCTTGTTTTACATCTTCTGATGAGTTAGGTATACCACCAAGCTCACGTTCAGTCTTTGACAATTTCATTAACTGCTTGTCAGGACGGTTTAAACTGTATCCCCTGTATCCTCTGTTTTTAATATGGTATAATAGTCTAGGTTTGTTATTCTCTACAAGTATTGGCATTCCATAAAATACAATTGCCATTAGTACCTCCTCAAAGAATATCTCTGCTGTCTGAGGGCGAGCGATATACTCTAGGAAAAACTGATTGACAGGAGCATCGTCCATATGGAACTTAGTCATACCGTGTAGAGCTCCATTGGACCCACGACCACCTACCACTGCTGAGATATCATAAGAGTCACAACCAAATGATCCAAGATGCTCGTTGCCGGGATACTTGATACCATTTCTTAAATGAATATTATTTTGCATATGCTTGGGTGGTGCCCAACTAATATTGAATCTACCCCTTTGCTCAGGAGTCCATATAACTTGCGTATCTTTTATTCCGTCTTTCCACGAGAATGACCCACGAGTAAGATAATGGTCCTTAATCATTGAGTCGTTATAGTCAATCTGCTGATATATCTTAGTTAAGTTAAATATAGCCTGTTTGCTCTCATCTCTGAATGCGTGTGACTCAGTACGTGGGAACTGACGATAAAACTCGTTTAAGGCATCTGCATCGCTCTTTAATGACTCAACCTCAGCTTCCCAATAGTCAATTGCTCCATTTTTAATTAAAGCTCCATCTACGCCCATTATAGGCTCAGTAGGTTTATTGAATACAGGATGACCATACCGATCAATAAATCCTTCCATATTCCATTCCATTGGAATAAATAACCCATATAGTCCACTTTTAGTCTGACCATTTGCATTTCGGTTAGCTACCCTTGAGTCCTCATAAATGTCTTTATAATTTTGACCCCCTTTTGACAGTGCGTTAGAGGTTGAACCCATCATACACTTACCAATAATCTTGCTACCTAAACGAAGACAAGTTTTGGTTACACGCCAATTCTCTTTAATATTTACAGGCTTTGTCCACTTTGCAGACTCATCGTGTGCTAAGAACAATAACTTCTCTCCATCATAAGAGTTGTCCTCTGTATTCTTCCAATCTATTGAGGTGTCAAGACCATCCACGTCATTGTCATTGGTCTCATACATATTTTTTTTAGTAATCTTTGCTGCAGGTACCCTATATGCCAACTCAGTCTTTGGCTTATCCATACCATCCATAATAGGCTTAAAGAAAAAAGGTAGTCTGCTATTAATA